TATAGTTAAGTTTCCCATTATTGCCCCTTGTTGTTTAATAGTTTTTGTCTTCTTTCGTTTACTGCTTGAAATACTTCTTCAACTGTTACCTCCAATACACGATCACTTGACGGTGCTACTTCTAACGCTCTTTTAATATACTTAGGATTAGAACTTGTAAGCATTATAGTTTTCCAGTTACTTTCTTTTTCCATTGTTGCTCCTTATTTATTGTATGGTTTTCTTACTGAAATTTTGTACTCGCTGTTTGACTGCAACCCAATCGGCAACTTATCTGGATTCTCTTCGATAAACTGCTTCATGTTTGTTTGTTGTATACGTGGTTCTAGTAAGTGCATAGCATCGTTATCTTTAATGAACTGGTGCATCTGTTCCCAATCACTAGTCCAGTACCGAGTACTAACTCTTCGGGATATTGTCCCTTCCTTTGTCTTAACGCTGTCTAAATTTTGCGCATTACAGAACTCCAATAGTTTGTTTGAAATCATGTCTTGTTGCTCTTTCAAGTCCTCAACATCCTGTTTGTATTGAAGCTCTTTTTCCTTTATAACATCACGTATCTTTCGATACGCCGCTACGTACTTTTCTATCTCAAGCATTTTTGATGTACCCCCTTCTCCAAAGCATTTCAGTACAAGTTGTTGCCCCCCTACAAAGTAACTCCATCTCTGAGTAATGAGTTTTGTTATTCGTGCCATATCCTGGGCCAACGTATTGAACCGCCGTGCTATTGGCCTTGGAAAAAGTAGGTACGTAAAGGATGCCCCTACGTTTAAAGCAACGGGTTTTAACTCGCTCTAACTCATCTTTGTTGTTGATACTCTGTTGGTTCTTTTCTTCTAACGTACGTGCTGATCTACTAGCCATGAATGACCTCCTTGTGTTGTAGGAAATTACAAGTATACCGATTACTTTGACAAAGTCAAATACTATTCAGATATTTCTTGTCTGTATAAGTCGATGATTTGGGAATGATTCCCTATTTTGCTGCGCAGCATAGAATACAATCTATTTTCAACCTCGCTCCCTTTTATATGCACAATAGTCATAGCGTTCTTTTGCCCCGGCCTATTGATACGAGCGTTGGCTTGTAGGTAAGTCTCAACACTAGTAACTGGTGCATACCAAATGATTGTATTCGCAGCTGTTAAAGTTAAGCCGTGTGAAGCGGCTTGTGGTTGAATAATTAAAACCCTTGGGTCTTCTTCGGTTTGAAATCTTTTAATGCGCTCACTTCTTTTGTTTAAAGACACTGCTCCGTTAATTACAGCGCAAGTTATGTCGTTCTTTTCTAGTTGCACTTTGAGCAATTCTATGGTGTGCGTAAACGGCACAAAGATAAGTACTTTATGCGATGATTCTTCTATAGCTTCTAGTACGACGTTGATTCTATTAGATACATCAAACTCTACTACTTCTTTGGTGTCACTGTAAACAGCCCCACCTGATATCTGTAACAACTTGTTTAAGTTTGTAGCTGCGTTAATAGCAGTAACAGATTCCCCGCCCGCTTCCATGACCATTTGTTTCTTAAGTTTCTCGTAGTACTTTTTTTGCTGTGCAGTTAGTGGGGCATCTCGTTCTACATAAGTTACATCTGGCAGGTCTAAGCATTGATCTCTCTCAAACCGTATCGCAGGTTGTAGAACTTTATGCACTACATCTTTAGCGTTAGATTTAGATATCCATCTGAATTGGGATATCTTGTACATAACTTGATCTCTGAACTGCCCATAGAACTTAGGGGTTTTGTCAGGGTTTACTAGTTTAGCTAAACCAAAAGCATCTACAGGAGACTGAGCCGCTGGAGTACCAGTAAGCATCCATAACCACTCTGGCTTTTCTACAATACGTTTTAATATTTTCCAACGGTTGGTAGTTGGGTTCTTATATGCGTTTGCTTCGTCTATTACAATAAGATCAAACCCACCTTTTTTTATTTCCTCTTCAACTACAGCTACCCCATCAAAGTTTATGATGACAAAATCTGCACCGGCGTTGATAATTTTCTTCCGTGTATCTGAGCTACCATGTGCCACACTACAACTACGGTGCATAGCAAACGTAAACAAATCTTCTTGCCACGCAGATTTCATAATTGATAGGGGGCAAATGACTAGCACTCTCTTAATAAGACCAAGTTTCATTAGGTAATCAGCTGCCCATATAACTGATGCAGTCTTACTAGTACCTTGCTCGTTAAAACAAAACGCTTTTTTGTTTAGTGTTAGAAACGAAGACGTATCCCGTTGGTGGTCATACGGTTTGAATTTACCTGTCCATACGTAGTCTCTTTTTATAGGTGATGGTACGTTTAGGATGCGCAACTTCGCCAACTCTTGGGACTCTCCTAAGCCCCACTTAACAGCTATATTAAAAATATCCCCCTCCTGATCTATTATCCTACTGTTTTCAATCCGCTCTGTTATTAGGTTCGGCCTCCTTGTGCGTATAAGAAGAGCCTTGTCGTTATTTATTCTTTCCACGCCGTTTTCTTTCGTTTGGACTTGTTTCGGATACTAAACCTTTCTTAGAATTCCTATCAAAAGAACGATTAGCAGAAGCAGTAGTGACTCTAGTCCCATCGCTATTTGCGCCACCTTTTGATAAAGCTTTATTATGTGCCACATCATTACCATCTCCTTTCGTAACGGTGCCATTCTTTAAAGCCTTACGCCTAGCCGAATTCCGCATGGCGCGTCGTTTCTTTTGTTCTTCAGTGCCTTGATAGGTTTCGTATTCTTTTTTGTAGTCTCTAGCCATAATTTTTCCTTAAGGTTTGGTGTTGTGCTCGCATGATACCACGGGGCAAAACCTACACAATGGGCCGGTAACCGCATTCCATACAGCGGTTTGTTCAGCCGTATCTAACCGTTCTAAACTTGAATCAAAGGTACTTAGATACTTATCTTTGTGCTCCCTGTAATGGTCTTTCTTAATAAGGTCATTACTAACTAAAAAAATTAACGCTGATTTAATAGTATCTAAATGGGGGAACCACGTAAATAAAGCCCCTGCTATAAGGTCTAACTGCTTTGTATCTGCATACTTAGCGTTCTTACTGGTCTTATAGTCAATTGAGTACGCTGTATTACCATCTATTATCACTACGTCAGCAATACCACGCCACCAAACATCTTTGGCTAAAAACTTACATGGCGCGTAACCATCTTCGTTTTTACTCACCCCCATCCTAAGCTCTGTATATTTCGTACCCTTCTTGTTGGCTATACTTTCTACAACGGGTCTAATATAAGCAAACTTTTCTGGTATTAACGTACCGTCTTTTACATAGTACTCAGCGGCTTTGTGAACCTCTTGCCCATAAATTGTTGCGGTGTTGCCAGAATCTTTAACGTCCTTAAGTATTTTTAAATGGTAGTACTTTTTAGGGCACTGTTCGAATGTTTTAATTGACGAATAAGACCATGCAGTTGACATACTTAACCCTGTGATTATTAACCAAATATATTTATATCACATATTTATGTCTTTGTAAGGACTTAGTATGTACCTAAATAGTCATCTGCTAGCACACGCCCAAAATAAAATAGCCACTTGCTAGCACACGCCCAAAATAAATGTGGTCGCAGTATGTACCTTTTCGGTTTCTCGGTTTGTCACGTTTCGTTTCTTTCCGATTCTTCGATTAGTTTTTCTAGATAGTGCATGGCTTTATTTAAGTCCTCTACACCGTTCTTATCCCAACATCGAGCGACATACTTGATGATGTTGCCACGAAGAAAGCCTTTAAACTCTTCCTCAGACATCCAAGCCTTCATCGCTTTCCAAGGCTGTAGCCCCATGTTCATGTAATGATCGCCACCAACTTGTCTTTTATGGCTTGGTGAACCTACTGAATCATCCAACGAGTCGTAAACTGTTCTGCCGTTCATTTCATCCTCAGTCATTTTAAATTTCCTCCTGATTTCATTAAGTCTCCTCCAAATACGTACGTACCTGTATGTTCTAATTTAATCGCAGGGTTGACATGAATCTTACCGCCATGTTTTCGCCATAACTCACAGAAGTGGTAGTCCTCTGATAGTAAGGCTCCTGTAGAGTCAATGCTTGTATCAAAAAACTGATGCGTCACTGGGTGAATATACTCTCCAGTTTCTGGGTCTCTAAGCGTGCTACGTCTATATGTAGGCACATAATCCTTTAGCTTTTCAAATACACTGCGTTTGATTAGCATAAAGCCAGTACCTCCATGCCTTACCTCAATCATTCCGCTTTCATCAGTTTCTACAAAACCTTCATCGTTCTCAACCATGTTCATAACAAACGCCCCACCATAGTCTGCTAAGTTTTCTTTACCCGCTTTCGCCGCTTCTTCTATAGGCTTCCAATTAATTTCTTTCTTGGAGTACACACCACAGGCAATATCTTTTTCTGCGAGCAACAAAGCAGGTATAGCTTCTTTCGGAAATGTAATGTCTGCGTCAATGAACATAAGGTAATCAGACCCCTTATCTAAAAACATCCTAACCAATTGATCTCGACCACGAGTAATTAAACTCTCATTCATCAGCGTACCTATGTAAGTTTCACACCTAAGCTGTGTAAGTATTTGCCATGCACCTAGTAAGCTAAGCGCATACCCCCCTGTACACATCCCTCCATACATCGGGGTTGCAATCATTACCGATGGTCTTTTGGCTTCCATTTTTCCTCCTCTAATATAATGGCCTGACGCATAAGGTGTCCGTCTACGGCTAAGTCCATAGCTTTCTTCTTCGCCTCTCCATACTTTTTTTCATTCATAAAGTCTTGCACTTCTCTCAAGTGTTTATTAACCTGTATAAAATGGTAACTCCAATCAACATGCTCACTCATTTGCAACTCCCATAGGTTTTTCCATCAAAAGCCTCACAATCAAGGGGTAACTCTTGCGCCCATGTGGGTCGCACCTTCATTGTTTCCTCCACGAACTTTTTTGCTTTTGCTACTTCTTTATCCGGCACAATACATGCGATAGCATCATGCACCGTCATGACTACTTTATATCTCTTGGATATTGCAATTAACTGATCGCCAATAACGATACGCGCCAAAGCCTGACACACATTCTCAACAACCTTCCCACCATATATTTGGTTAGCAATAACTGTTCTACCCTTACGTGTGTCGTACACAATCTCCGTCTTTCCTTCTTCTGTATCTTGCCTACGTAAGTTTGGGTACTTAATATGTAAGTTGTTTGGTAGTCGTATGCCCTTCTCATCTACATATAGAACACCATGCTTTCCAAATGCAGCCCCTGATCCGTCCATGAGTCCTTCCAATACGTCATTGGCACTTCGCCACAACATAGGTATCCACTGGTACGTATCTCGGTAAACAGAAATAATACGTTTGCACTCAGCCTCATCTAGCTCTACACCAAAGTTTTTAAGTTGAGTCTGAAACTTCATTGCGCCCATGCCATAACCCGCACCAAGAATCGTAGTCTTGCCAACAAACCGTTCACCCTTGTCAATCTGATCTACAGGCTTACCATATATGCTACTAGCCATAATCTTGTATACATCATCGCCTCGATCAAACGCTTCGACCAAGTCGTGCTGATCTGCTAGCCATGCAAGAGTACGTGCTTCAATCTGCGATAAGTCACAGTCAATCATGGTGTAACCTTCTGGCGCACAAAGTGCATCTTTAAGCGGGGAACTACGAGGTAGGTTTTGCATGTTTACCTTGTCGTCCCCTCCCCACCTACCAGTATGAGCCGCGTAGTAACGTAGGGGTATTGGCATCGTGCCACGCATAGCGATATTGATAAACCGCTCGGTTCGTGTTTCCTCGATGGTGGACTTTACACCTAACCTAGCTGCTACAAGCGCCTGTACTATTTCATTCTCGTGCTCAAGTAATGCTCTAAACTCTTCATCAGACTTAGCAAATGCAAATGTTTCTTTC